CTCATAAATCACACTCCTTTGTTTAGTTCATCGTCAAACATATCTTCAAAATAATCTGATTTCATTAGTTCATCGCCCATTATTTGCTTTAGTCTTATTTCGCATATCCAATTAGGTACTATGCACCAAAACCATTGCTCTTTTTTCACCATACAGCAATCTAATTTAAACATGCTGCACTTGTAACACTCTTTTTCACTAGCGTTAACGTATTTTCTTAAATACTTATTGTAGAACTTTAACCATTTCACTTGTTATCCTCCTGTATAAGTTCAATCTTTATACTTGCTCCTATGTCTGATAAGCACCTTGAAAAGAATAGTTTGTCGCTTTGATTGCAGGTGTATAAGCCATTTCTTATAAATTCATCAGCTAATTTTATTTTAAGGTCATTTCGTTTTCTTTCTTCAGCTATCTTATTGTCTTTTAATTCAATTTCTCTGTTCATTTCAAGAATGATCTCTTTTAAACTTTTCAATGTTTCTTTTAAACTATTGACTTCATCATTTCTTTTCCTTATTTCTTCAATCATTTCAAGATCTACCATGTTTGTAATTCTAAAATCACTAGAATATACAGATTCAAAATCTTTTAATTCACTAAATTCAGCAGGTATTTTGTAAAAGCTTTTCCCTTTTTCATTATCAAATACCTTTGTATATCCACCTTTGTATTTTTTGTCATCTGTATCTATTACTTGCCCTGATTCTTTATGTCTTAATATCATTTATTGTTCCTCTCTTTCTTGAATTAATTGAATTACTGTTACACCTAATGCTTTTGCATACTTTTCAAGCATCGAAACTGATATGTCTCTTGCTTTTTTTTCTTCTTGATTTACGGACGCTTTACTTACTCCTACTTTTTCCGAAAGTTCTTCCTGAGATAATTCTTGAAATCTTCTTTCTATGCGAATGTTTTTTGAAATAATTTCCTTTAATGCCATTTTTATTCCTCTCTTTCTTGATATAAATATTTTATATATCTTTTTTTATTGTTTTGAATCATTATTTCTTTTAATTTTACCGTAAAATCAATATATTCTTTATCTGTCATAGTAATCCACCATTGCATTACATCATGTGCTGTATTCCATTCAGTAACTAATCCTTCATCGTTTCTTGCTTTTATCATTCTAGTAAAAGCTTTTAAGTATTGAACATATACATATGGATACATGTAAAAATCATTTACTATATTTTTGCCTTGTAGTTGGCAACCAAGACATCCTAATCGTTTATGCCCTTGGTCATATAATTCGCAGTATGCAATGTTGTATTGTTTTATAAATTGCCATACATGGGAATCGGTCCAGTCAATGATTGGGTTTATTATATGTTTTCCTTTTACTACACATGATTCTATCATTCTTCTTTTTTCGTCATTGTCATTTAAAAGATAAAAACTTTCTCTTTTTTCTTTTGCTACTTTCGACTGCGAACCATAAGTATCGTATTCAACATCTTTTCTCGTGTTTTTTCTTCTCGAGCTTTCATCCCATCTTACACCAGTTATTATTGTTCTTTGTTTACCTCCTCCTTCTTTCAATGTTGAGCAACAATATCTTACCATTCTTGTTGGTGGCGCTTTCTTTTTTACTATCAGATCCCACATATTTATTTCAGGTCTTATGCGCTCTACTGACGGATAATATTTTTTTATAAATCTTGTTATCTCTGGTGGGTCAACTGTCGTTATCGCATAGTGTGAATCAAATTTTACACCTGCCATTTGCGCAAGAGCATATATAACGATACTGTCTTTGCCACCACTAAATGCTAAATAATAACCATCTTTTGGTTCAAATGTTTTAAGTCTTTTAATAGCAGTTTTTACACGATAATCTAAATCATCTATAACTTCATTTTCTCCAATTATTAATTGTCCTTTCATGTTTTCTCCTTTTTTTTAATATGCTTTATTATACACCAAACGTTTTATTTATGCAACTCAAAGATAAACAAAATAAAAAAGGGCCATAAACTTACATGACCCTTTGAATTATAAGGAGTTTGTGAAAATACTTGTCAGCACTACCTGTTACAAGGGTACTTTTACGAAGTATAACGTCTTAATTTCTTGTAGCCAATATCCGTTTTCTGCTCCTTGAGCTGTTTAATTAATATTTTTACTGCTTGTGATAAAAATCTTGTTTTATTCTGTTACATAAAGCCCATATTCTGCTATTGGTTGCAATACCCTTGGCTCTACATCTGTTTTGATATACATTCCAGGAACATATGTTAGTGCTTCTGCTACTGCGTAGGATCCATCCGGATTACGTTGTTGAGTAGTTACTTGTACGATACATCCATTCATACAATTGCATACTTTCGTTGACTTCATCCAGCCTTGTTCCTGTGAAGATGCTTTACACAATAATTGAAAAGTATCTCCGTCACCATAAATTACTAGGTCAGATATATTTGCTTTTGCTCCTTTTGCTTCCAAAATTCCTAAGTCTTTTTCTTCCATCATTTATCGCTCCTTTTAAGGCATATTTGTTTAATTTGGTATGATTGGTCATTAATTAGATAAAAATGACTTCTATGGGTGCTATACGCGTTTATTCTGTATGTTAAATACTATTTCATTCCACCACCTACTTTCTCTTGCTTGCAATTCGTATATCATAAAATTCATTCCAAATATTTTCCGGAAATCATCTTCGGTTTTATTTTCTCTTATCATCCACTGCATCTGTGCTTTTACTTGGATCACTCTATTTATTTCATAATTCCCATGAATAGATAATTCTTTACTTTGCAAATGGTGCGGGTGATTGCATACCGGTAACATCAATCCTTCTTGTTCAACTATTTCTTTATTGCATGAGCTTTTAAATACAATATGGTGTGCAATGATTGGAAGATTGCATCCGGCAAAATAACATTTTGTTCCTTCTTTGAATTTATAAGTATTTGTCGCTGCTTTTTTCTTTTTCTTTGTCTTGCTAAACAACAAGTTGTCATCGTACAACATTTGATTTACCTCTTAAATAACCAAAGTATTCATTATTAGTTTTACTGTGTTTCAATTTATTTGCAGCAACTTTTTCTTTCCAAGCCGTATATTTGTCGCAATAATCATCAGAATTTATTAGTTTACAAGTGCTACTTCGATTTTTACATTCTGCGCTACATGGTATTGGTTCGCTTGAAAACGACATTCTATTAAACGCCATGATTAATCCCTTTCTAAATATTTATCTTTTATATCCGGATTATAATAACATTTTACCGGAATGCATGTTGGATATTTTTCAAGAAAGGCTTCAAGTCCGATTGTTTCTATTTCTTTATGGAGATCGGACCTGAGTGCCATTCTTCTATATCTGTTTACTTCCCATGACGAATATGAATTATATACTGGCTTGTCAACAAAATGAATTTCTACATTTTCTTTTGCCCCAGTTACACAGCACTGAACAAGTTCAATACACTTTGCACAATATCTTTCTATGTCTTGGTATACAACAAGAGGATAATCTGCATCGACACCTACGTCTAAAGCTACACTGACTAAAAAGTCATGAAAAGCTACGTATTCTCTATAAGTGCATACAGTCTTTTTTAGACTAAAAGGCCTGTCATAATCCATGGCATCCTCAAAATGCTTTTTTAACATTTCGCTACTGACTGCTTCAGAAAAATAACCTATATGTTGGCCTATGTCTCTCATAAGTGCATGTGCTAATTTTTGTTGTTTCCGAGTTATATAATCCATAATGTCACCTAAAACCCTTTTAGTTTATCGAAAAACTTTCTTATGTCATACGTATAGTTTTTAACTTTTTTCCATTGACTAATTTCAATTCCGTTATCTATGATCCATTGGTTTGGTATAGATTTGCGTGTTTCTGTTTTCATAAAATAATCGACATGCTTCCAATGGACAAAAAAAGTTTTTTCTACTTTCCTGATATTGAATATTATGCCCGGTGATATTCCTTCAAAACTTGAAGCATATGTCAGCCCTTTTATTTGATTTTTTCTTAGTCCACTTAAAGAATATGCTGAATTATTATAAGACTTCAGTTCTGCCATGATTACTACAGGCATACATATAAGCAAAATATCGTAATCATTTGTCATTTGAAATCTTATATTTTTATCGGCTTTCATCTCTTCTTCTGACTTATAAAAACTTGCTGTCCCATCTCTCAATCTGTAAAAGTATACGTCATAAGGAACGCTTTTTTTAAAATCTTCTTCAAATTGCTTGCCTGGTGTTTTTGCCATTAATCTACCTTCTTCATTTGTACAACATTTGACGGTTGCCCTGCATCTTCTAATGTTACTTGTTTGTTTGCCTTTTGAAACCCTTTCAAGGTTACATGTGTTTCTAATATGTTTGGAATAGAAATATGTTCATCCAAATAACCTTCACCGAATGTACTTATAACTTTAGAATTAAAGCTTTCGCTGTAGTTTCTTACAGAAGCATCATTACTGTTGATTAATAATAATTGGCTAAGAATAGCTGCGTTAAATTGAGCATCAGTCCACTTACGAATATAGTAATCTTTCATTTGTAGTTTATACTCGTAGCCGGTAAACAATCTTTCAACTGCGGTTGTTTTTTTAATTTTAATGGCCCACTTGCTATTATCTGTGGTCTTGTCTGTAAGTTCCCAATTAACATCAACTTCTACCATAATGTTATTAGGGATAATGTGGCTCAAATAGTCTGAATAGGCTGCACGAATTTTTGTTACTGTGTCAAGATAAGATTGTTTTAAAATAATTTTCTCTGTGATTTGCATATCCCCTATTGGCTTTGCATTGACTTGTCCGGTTCCTTCACCAAATAATGCAATCAGGTTACATGTTCTTACTAATTCCTTATCGTCTAATATTAATACATATTCACTCATATTTTTTCTCCTTTTTATAATACATTCTAAGTTTTTTTATAATTTCTCCACCGTAATCATTTTCACATAATTCGATAAAATACATTACGTCATATATTCCGTTTTCTAAATCTATTTCGTGATTTTTAGCAAATTCTTTTCTGCCAAACTCACAACTACCCGTTAATTTATTGTGCCATTCAAAAAATTTCATTGCTGGATATTTCACACCTTTTTCAAACTCATTGATAAAATATTCAATACGTTCTTCTTCGCTCATGTTGTCATAAATTTTATTCATTAGTGCTACTCTTGCTTTTGCAACTGTTTCTCCATGCGCAAACAAATTACCATGCTTGATTATGTAGCAAGGAGTTAGTGTTAAGTCTATATTTACTGTTGACCCTAATGCTACGTTTAATTTTATTTTATCAATAATTGTATTTACTCCATCAATTTTGTAAATATGTTTTCCATTTATGCTTTTTATTCCATCGCCATCGCCATCGCCATAGCCATAGCCAGAGCCAGAGCCATCGCCAGAGCCATAGCCAT